TGAAAACGATTTTAGCAACTGCGAAAGCAAAGAACAATTTTTACAGCAATACGAATTTTTAGTAGCTGAAATTTCAAGAGTAACAAAGTCGGGGCGTATTACTGCCGTACATTGTACAGATGTATTTGATAACACTTGTCGCCTTTGGGATTTTCCAAACGAGATAATTAGAATACATACGAAATACGGTTTTGAATATCGCAACCGTATTACAATTTGGAAAGAGCCTTTAAAAGTTCGTATGCGTACTATGGTACAATCATTAATGCACAAGTTTATAGTTGAAGATTCAACTAAATGCTTTACAGCGATGCCAGATTATGTTTTGGTATTTACTAAAAAAGGCGAAAATAAAGTACCAGTAGTACACCCTTATGGAATGAATCATTATGCGGGTGAAGTTCCAATTTTACCAAACATTTTAAGAGCGTGGAACAACGCTAATAATTCAGATTTAAACGAGGTTCAACTTTGGGAACACTTAAACAACATAAACGAAGATGATAAAATCACAAAGCTAAATCATTACATTTGGCAAAGGTACGCTTCTAGCGTTTGGGACGATATTCGTATCGATAATGTTTTGCCTTTTAGAGATAGCAAAGAAGAAGATGACGAAAAGCACGTACACCCGTTGCAATTAGATGTTATTGATAGGTTAGTAGAATTATATTCAAATCCTAACGAAGTAGTTTTAACGCCTTTTATGGGTGTAGGTAGTGAAGTTTTTAGTCCCGTTTCTATGGGTAGAAAAGCAATAGGTATCGAGTTAAAAGATAGTTACTTTAAACAAGCTAAATTAAATTTGATTGAAGCTACTAAAAGATTTAAAGAAACTGTAAAACAAGAGTCTTTATTCTAATGCAAAAGAAACTATCTAAAATATTTGTTTTGGTTGATTTACTGGTTCAAGAGATTGACGAGCCAGTAATGACACCGACAAAGCAGACAAAAGAAATACAAGATAAAGCAAGAGAATTACAAAAGTTACTTGAACCAGTACTAGAAAAATTTTACGACAATCAATCGGTTAAGCAAAGCAATTTCTTTCAAACGATACAGAATAAGTTTAATTACATTTTTGATAAGGAGTATAAGTAACTGTTAAAATCACTATTTCCTTTGCATAATTGAAATAAGTGTTTATCTTTGTAGTGTAGTTGGCTTCTGACATTATACCAACTTAAAGGAATTAAATAGAAACCTACATTGAAACAGAAGTCAGAAGCTGTGGATTTGTGGGTTTCTGCTTTTTAAAACTTAAAACAAAATTATTATTATGAAAACAGAATTTACAAAACAAGAAATGTACAATCTCAAAGGTTGTTATTCAAAAGAAACTTTAGATAATTGTTCTTTTATGTCTAAAGATAATATTTCACTACAATCTATACTAGATTCAGAAATACCATTAAAAGATAAATCTTGGTTTATTAGAAATTCAATACAGTTGTCAGATATAGAAAAAAGACAATTTGCAATTGGATGTGCTTTGGTTGTATTGCCTATTTATGAAAATAAATATCCATCCAATGATGATCCTAGAAAAGCAATTGAAGCAGCAGAAAAATATCTAAAAAATGAAATTACGTTACAAGAATTAAATATTTTCAGAAAGGCTGCTGCTGCTGCTGCTTATGCTGCTGATGCTGCTATGCTGCTTATGCTGCTTATGTGCTGCTGATGTCTGCTGCTGCTGCTGCTGATGCTGATATAACTTACAAAGATAAATTATTATTGTTTTTTAAAGAGTTTGTAAGCAAATAACCTTTAAACCAAATTTAAGACATGAAAAGTAAAGAAAAAGTGATTAACCCGAAATAAATAACTTAAAATAAAATAAAGATGGAATTGAAATTAGAACATTTAGCAATTGCAATGGTAAATAATATGTTGTTGCAATACTTTGACGATGAACGTGAATTATTGCATAATGATTGCAAAATAGTTGAACTTCGAGAAGAAGAAATGACTATTGCTAATAGTGAATATCAATACGATGTGAAATTTGACGATGTAAAGATTATTGCCAGACCTCTTTCCGACCTCGCAAAAGAGATTGAAGTTAATGGAGAGAAGTTTGTGCCGATTGTTGAATTAGCAAAAATAGGAATCGGAGTTAGAGATGCAATATTTAAAAGCATAAAAACAGAAAGCAAAAAAGGAGATTATTCTTTTGTTGATGAAACGTCAAAACTATGTTTTTATTTCACATCAAAAGATTCAAGTTTTGGAAACTTCTATAATGGTAAAACTTATTCTGTTTTCAATCAATATGAACTATTCCAAAAACTACTTTCTTGGCACTTTGATTTTTTTAAGCAAAGATGAATTATTAGCTAATTTGTAGCAATTATTTAAAAACAATTCCCTACATTTACCATAGGTTAGTAAGCATAATTATTTATTTTGGGACTAGAAGCAATTAATTTATTTTGGTTGCTTCTTTTTTTTGTTTACTTTTGTGGTATGGCAAGGCTAACAGAATATAACTATGAACTATGCGTCGAGATTTGCGAAGAACTAGCAAACGGCGGTCATATTATGGATATTTTAGAAGAAAATGACCAATACCCTAGCTGGTCAACTTTTAGACGTTGGAAGCGAGATAACAAAGAATTACAAACGTTGTATGTAAACGCTCAACAAGACAAGACAGAGCCTATTACACATCATATTAAAAAGGTTCAAATGATGTGTTTAAACGGAGAGATTGATGCTGCTACTGCAAATACTGTAATGCAAACAGATAAATGGTTTGCTAAAAGTTACTATCCTAAGATGTTTGGCGAACGTTTACAACACGCAAACGACCCAGACAATCCAATTACAAATGTTTCTATACTTAACATAGACCCATTAAGCGACGATGCAACAGACAACGGCACTTCGTAAAATATCAGCACTTAAAAAAAAGATTTGGTGCATACAAGGCGGTCAAGGAGCTGGTAAGACTATTGCTATTTTAATACTACTTACTAACTACGCTTCAAGAAATCCAAACAAAGAAATTTACATTGCTAGTGCCGAACTCTCAAAAATGAGAGATACGGTACTAAAAGACTTTGTTAAAATACTTCGTTCTTTTGCGCTATATGATAGAGTTAATTTAACTGGAGTTACAAACGGTCAACCATTATGTATATTTCCAAATAAATCTTTTATTCGGTTTATTGGACTTGACAAAGAAGATATCGGAAAAGGATTGCGATCCGACGTGGTTTTTTTAAATGAAGCAAATAAGACAAACTTTGAAACGTACCGTGAACTTACTTCAAGAGCAAAAAGAAAAATACTTGACTACAATCCAAACCGTAAATTTTGGGCGCACAATGAGGTTATACCTGATGAAGATTGCGAGTACTTATGCTTGACTTATTTAGATAATGAGTTTCTAAGTGACGAAGAACGTAAAGAGATTTTAAGTTATAAAGAAAAAGGCTATCACAACCCAGATTTAGAAAACTACGATACAGACGAAAATACAAAGTCGAACTATTGGCGTAACAAGTGGCGTATTTATGGACTCGGAATGACTGGTATAGTGGACAATCGTATATTTGAGGGATGGCAAAAGATGACAGATAAAAGTTTTGAGGATTTGCCTTATAATAAATATTTTGGTTTAGATTTCGGTAAAAGTGCGCCGACAGCTTTAATAGAAATGAAAACCGATAAAGAGGGTAACTATTACCTAAAAGAGCGATTATACAAGCCTTTAAACCAAATGAATGGCACTTTGTCTGACGAACTTATTAAATTAGGAATACCAAAGCATATTGAAATTATTTGCGATAGTGGTAACGAATTGAATTTAAGCGAGGGTAGAAAGCTAAAGAACAGCGGATTTAACGTAATCTTTGCTGAAAAAGGACAAGGGTCAGTCGTTTCAGCTATTGAAACAATGAATAAGTCAAATATTTTCTACACCGAAACTAGTTACAACCTTGAAGAAAACTACGAAAATTACCAATGGAAAACACACAACGGAATTGTTTTAGATATTCCAGAGGAAACAAGAGAGGATTTAATCGACGCTGCCAAATACGTTATTAAGTGGTTTAGCAAAACAAGATATTTAAGTTAATAAAAATAATTAACCGTTGTATTAATTAATTTAATACATTTGCACTAACTATGTGAAGTTGCATAGTACTGAAATGGAACTAAGATACAACACAACACAGATTAATCCTATGTTATACTAG